CTATGTATAGTGCTGAGCCTACTGGTAATGTAATTGCCATTAGTAACTTCTCCCCTCGCCAACTTGTGATCTAACAATCTTAGCATCTTTTCCAATTGCTTGCATAGTTGCTTGAGTTACCTTTCTAATAAAGGCATCTGCATCTTCTCCTGGCGCCTGATTAAATGTTTGATATACAACTGTAGATTCGCTGCTTGAAGATCCTGGAATTAATCCATTAAGAGATTTTGCGCCTGAAGGTATATTAAAGCTTGGACTTGCAAACGGAATGTTAGCAAGATTTGGAATAACCATATTATTATACAATAATTCTGGGCCCATGTCACCAACAATAACTGGTTTGCTTGGATCAATATTCATTAATCCCTTACCAGCTTTAGTTACTGAAAATCCTGCGTATCCTGCATCTGCTGTAACTTTCCACCTTTGTCCCTTTTCATCTGTAAAGGTAGAGCCAACATAGGTTCCAGTACGATCTCCTGGACCAGAGAATTTTTTCTGTGCTCCAGACTTCTGCAACTGTGAAAGACTTACATATGTTCCCCCACCATAAGGACCAGAGAATGGCGATTTTGCAATTGTTGTTGGGGTTCCAGACATTGATCCAGTACCTGTGGCCTTAAGGTAATCAGCTAAAGCTTTATTGTTCACGTAGAAGTTGGTAACAGTAAATGCATCAGAGCTTATCTTGGCAGCTGCACCACCTGGTGTTACCGCATCAACCCATCCATTCTTTCCTGGGTATGCTCCGTTTGCTTTTGGTATGACTCCGCCTGCTGCTTTTGTTGGAGAAACTAATCCTGCTGCCTGCTCTCTACCTTCTTTTGTTTTTAAGTAATCAGCTTCTGTTTTCCCAGGGTTGTCTGTTAAATACTTCCTGAGATTTAATTGATATGCAGTTTGTGAATTATTTAAATCATCAATTGTTCCAACTAATGCTGCTATTTTTTTATCTAGGGCTGCAAGAGAATCTCCAGCTAATGCCGCCTTGTCTGCAAGCTTTTGATTAGCGTTATTTATTCTTTCTATTTCTGCAAGAGGACCTGCATTTGCTTTCTCTGCTGCAGCCTGAATAGCTCTTGTTTGTCCTAATGTTTGTAAGTTACTTACAGCACCTTCATATCTTAATCTAGCTTGTGCAGCCTGCTGTGTATTTCCTGTTGATTCTGCAAACTGAAGTTCAAGTTTTGCAGATTCCATTTCTCGATTAAGATCAGCATCTTCTTTTGCTGCATTTAAAGCTTTTATTCTTGCATCAGCAAGCTTATTTGTTTTATCAATTTGTGCCTGTAATGCTTTAATTCTATCTCTTGAGCTAATTTGCTCTTTTGCGCTTTGTCCTTGAGCTGCTCTAGCAACATCATCTCTTGTCTTTTTTAACCCTTTTAGCTTTGCATATTCATCTTTTAAAAGGCCAGCCCTGTTAGTTGCAATAACTTGTGAATTTATGCTTTGTGCAAGTGTGTATAAAGCTGAAGTCTGAGCAGCATTTAATGTAGAAAGATCTCCAGCTAGGCCCATAGCCTGCAATCTTAATTTTTGCCACACGCTCAGTACTGTATCTGATGTTCCAGCAAGCTCTCTAATGGCTGGGTTTGCTTTAGCCATCTCATCAATAGTTTCTTTTGTTAGCTTTGTTTGCTTAAACTGACTTTGATTTAAATACTTCATCATCTGAAGTTCTGCTTCGTATCTTTGAATAGCTTCAGTTTTATTTGTTTTATCTTTTCTTGCAGCTTCTTCGCTCTTTCTAACAATCTCATCAACGCCAGCATCTATAGCACCAAGTGCTGTATTTAAAGCTGCTGCTTGCGACTTTGCTTCACCAAGTCTTACTGATGTATCAAATGACTTTATAGAGCCAGCTGCAGCAGACTTTGCATCTGTAATTGCATTAAAGTCTTTATTTCCAACTGTGGATGCAGCTGCCATTCCAGCATTCTTTGAAAGAGAGAACATGGCGTAAATTTTCTTTGTTGCTTCATCTGCTGACATTCCTGCTGCAATAAATTGCTCTTTAAATCTTACTGCAAGATCTCCAAGTTCTGCCTTCTTTGTAGAATCTATTAATTTAATTTGCTCAGAGAATGCACCCTTTACTTCATCCTTAAGCTTCTTGTATTCTGTTATTGTCATCTTAATTGGTACGCCAGCTTGAGTCATACTTTCGTATGCAAGCTTGTTAGCTTCCATTAAGTCTTTTGATCTTTGAATACTATCTTTAATTTTTTGATTGTAGTCAGTATACTTTAATCCCGCCTTTTGTGCAGCCTCTGCTGTAAGACCAAAACCTAGGGCATTTAACTTAAGCTGCTCTTGCTGCTTTTTCCAAATTGTAAATCCAACTGTAAGAGCTGTTGTTATTCCAGTTATTGCTAGACCTAGTGGTGTTGCTGATGCAAGAACTCTTCCAAGTACTGGGCCAAGCTTTGACATTGCTGCTCCAGCAGTTGATCCAGCCTTGCCCATTGCCATTAAGTTTGCTGATGTTTGTGCAAGAGGCTTTATTGTAGATGTTGCGCTTTGTGGAAGCTTACTTGTTATTCCCTTTGTCATTCCACTCATTGCACCCATTGGAAGTAAGAATGGAAGAATATTTGAAACGTTTGATATTGCGTCTCCTGCAGTTCCACCAATTTTATTACCAGCCATGTTTCCTAAAATAGGAATACCCATTGCTGCTGCAAGACCTGCTACTAGTCCTCCACCTGCGTAACCTTGCACCATGCCGCCTTTTGCATAGCCTTGTGGACCACCCTTACCAACATATCCGCCTGTTGCATAGCGTCTTCTCCATTTTTTATTTAAAGCGGCTGAATTATAATCAGTAGGAATTCTTGGGAACTTATGAAATGCTCCACTTAATATCTGTGCAGGCTTTGTCCATTTTCCAGCAAGCTTTGGATCAGACTGGATAGACTTCTTAAACATCTTAGTTCCGCCAGTAGTTATTGAGTGCTTTGTTCCATCATAATCTGTAACAACTACAGTATGTTTTCCAGATTTTCCAGATGGTGAATCTGGGCTCATATAAACAAATGGGCTTGATCCTGATCTTTGCTTTGCTTCAGCTGAAGTCATTTTTTCAACTCCACCTTGAGCTTCTGCTAGCTTATCAAAGCTTTCTGGTCTAAACATTGCCGATGTTCTTGCACCACGCAATGCCGCCATAAAGTTTTCTCTTTGTCCCATAGGCAAAGACTTCTTTGCATCTTGAAGAGTGAGCTCCCAAATTCTGGCAAGAGAATCGTCATGGAACACTCTTCCTTCTGGTAGCATTTTTGCATTCTGAAGCAACAATCTTTTTACTGATCTTCTTGTTTCAGAATCCATATTCTTAAAATGCTTTGTATTAAATAAACGAGAGCTTGGTGCTGCAAGTGCACGAATTAACTCTGATCGTGTAAGACCTCTTTTACCTGCACGTAGAGCCTGATTCTCTTTGTCCCATAGGTTTAATGTTTCGCCGTTATATACTTGCACTGGATGATCTGGCAAAGCTCTAGCAAGTACATCAGTTCCCTTTGGTAAATGGGGACCAAACATTTCTGGAAGTTCGTGAGCAAAATATCTCATTCCTTCGCTAACGTGAGACGCTTGAACTTTTGACTTTGGCCCTATACCTAAATCTGGAAGAGATGTTTTTCCAATTTCATTTAATTTATCAAGAAGCGGAACTCCAAGTTTATCTACTGCAGACTTTCTTAATACATATTCGCCTTCTGTAAGCCATGCTGGTACTGTGTCAGTTCCGCTTGGGCCTCCGTGCAGTCCTCCGTGTTGCATGTAGACTGGACCACCAGTTGCCATTCTTTTTGGCATTGTTGTTTCAATACTATACGGAGCACCAAATGTTTTAACTCCAAGACCCTGTGCAATTCTATTTAGGAGACCTCTTGTTCGTCCTGGACGAGCTAGTTCCTTCATGTTTGACTTTCCAGCGCTGTCTACTACTGGCTGGCTTAGTAATGGAACAGAAGTTAGATTAATACTTCTTCCTTGCTTGCCTGCAATATCTACTGCAGCTCCAGCAATCATTGCTTCAACTTCTGCGTTAAGTGCAATAATCTTTCTTCTTGCTTCGTCTACTTTTATTTTTCCAGACTGCATCTCTGCAACAATTGCTGCTGATTGCTTTGCAGCATTTGCAGTTAGATCTGTCATTGTTGGAAGTAGAGCTTCATATGAATCAGATAGCTCTCTTGTTATTAGGCCAGTTCTTGCAACCTCTGTTTTTAATGCTTTAATTTCTGTTTCTGATTGCATTGCAAGTGCACCAGTCATTGCATGCCACTTTGCTGCTTCTTCTGCAACTACTCCAGTAGATACGCCCTTAATCGATGTAAGACCTTCAACTGCTGGAAGATCTCCAGACATGTACATTTGTGGATTATTGCTAATCTTTTGATTTACTCTAGGAGCTCCTGGAACTACACCAAAAATTGTTTGTGCCGCTCTTTGCTCTGTTGTCATTCCCGCAACTGGGTTCATGTGAGACATTGAACGAGTATCTGTTGGACTTAGAAGTGGATGATTTGGGTTAACCTGTCTTCCGCCAATGTTTGTTGCCATGCCAGTAAATGCTGGCGCTAGAGATATTGCTCCAGTTTTTGCTTTTGCTTCAAGTATTGAAAACTCAGCAACAAGACCTTCTATTGCTGTCTTAAGAACTGTTGCTGCTTTTGCATCGCTATAGAATGTAGCTTCAACAAGAGATCCTGCTTTTTGTGCAGCAAGTATTTCTGGAGTAAGCATCTTCCAACCTTCGCCGCCTTTAAACAAAGCTCTAAAGTGTGATGCTCCCTTAATAATATATCCAAAGAAGTTTGCAAGTACACCAGTCAACATAATGATAGGTCCGATGACTGCTGTTAAACCTGTAATAAATGTTAAAATAGTTTTTACTGGAGCTGGTAGCTTATTAACAAACTTAACAATGCTATCTGTTACGTTAATGAAGAATGTTTGAACCTTTAAGAATTCTTCGCCAATTCCTGCTAGATCTGCCTTTAATGATTCTACTGCTCGCTTGTACTTACCAGAGGCAGACTCTGTAACAAGACTTAATTCTCGGCTTGCTACATTTGCTAGATCTTGTGAGCTAGTCTTCATCAGGTCCATAACCTGTAATGTCTGGCTACCCTGTCTACCTAAGTTTTCAAACAATGCATTTAGTCTTGCAAACTGAAACTTTCCAAATAGCTGTTCAATTGCCTGTTGCTTTTGCAATGGGTTTAGTTGATCTAAAGCTGATTGTAGTTCAAGAATTGTTCCTGTTAAATCACCAGCGTTATCTGTTACAATGCCCTTAAGGTTAATTCCAAGACTCATGAATTGCTCTTGTGCAACCTTTGTTGGATTAATAAGAGATGCAAGTGCTGACTTTAATGCATTAGCGCCTTCTGATGCATTGATTCCGCCTTCTTTCATTGCTGTAAGATAAAGAGCTAAATCCTTTACGCTTCCACCTAATCCTTGTACTACTGGACCAGCTTTTGGAATAGCCTCGATAAGATCTCCAAGGCTTGTTGATGTTTGGTTTTCAACAGAGTTGAGGAAGTTAATTGATTCTGAAAGTTGTTCTGTGTTTTGCTTAAAGGCGGTTTGAATTGCAAGAGTTGCTTTCATTGCATCTTGTCTATCTACTTCACCAAGCACTGCTAATCTTGTTGTTTCTTTTACTGATCCAATAAGCTCGTTGCCAGTCTTACCTGTTGCTGCAACGTCAGCTGCAAGCTGAATTGTTTCTTTAAATGATGTTCCGTATGCCTTTGCTAATTCTTTTGCAGTTGCAGATACTTCACTTCTAATCTTTGCAAGATCTGCAGAAGATGTTGCCGCTACTCCGCCATATACCTTTGTTAATCTTGTTAACTCTGCGTCTGCTTCTCTAAATGATTTTGCTGCAGCTGCACCAAACGCCACAAGTGGAACTGTTAATCCAACAGTAAGCTGTCTACCTGCCCACTGGGTATTCTTACCCCAGTTAATTAATTGAACTCCACCATCCTGAATAACCTTATTCATGATTTGAAGTTCTTGTCTTGCAAGCGCAGTCTTGTTCTTTACGGCGTCAAGACCCTGTGGAATGTGAACGTTATACTGCATTAAGCCTTGAGCATTTTTACCTAAAGGCTGGATGATTGCATTTTGTAAAGCTACTTGCTGCTTGGCAAGCTCTCTAATTAAACCACCAGAAGTTTTTGTGTGGTCCTGGAATGTTCTAAAGTAATCTCTTAACTTAAGCTTTCCATTATCTAGATTCTTGCCAAACTTTTCTACGTCTGAAGTTAGCGTTACAAAGTGTGTAGAGAATTGTCCAGTTCTTCTTAGGTTTTCTGCAAAGGATCTGTTCATAACTGCAACTTGGTTTGCAAGTTTTGCATCAGATGCAATTATTTGTGCTTGTAATTTAGATAAGGAGGCTGAGACCCTATTGACATCTGCAATAAGATTTGAAAAATCTGCATTAGCAACTATATTCGTTACTATATTTTCATCAGCCATTTATCAACATTTACTCCTTAACATATCCTAACCCTGCTCCGATTCCGAATCCTGCTTCTGCTGCAAATTCTCCTTGTAGTGAAACTACATCGTCCGCACTTGCATCTATTCCTAAAGCTCTTCTTCGAATGTCTTCAAAGGTTGAACCGTTTTCTTTTTCTTCTCCATCTTCTAAGTTTATACCTTTAAGTCCTGCGGTAAACTTTCTGCTTTCCGTTTCCTTTTTAGATATAGCTTTTAGAGTTTGAATAAGCTCTGGCATTGAAAGGCTTTCTTCTAGTTCTTCATAGTTCCGCCAATGACCTAGAAGAAAAACCTCTCCCTCTAAGGCAGCTAGGTCTAGTTCATCCCAGCTAGAACTGCCGCCTGAGTTAAATTTGTTGACTCATCATCCATCTTAATTCCACCACATACTTCAAGTATGCGATTGATTGTAGGAATGTCAAGAGCATCTTCTAATGCATCTCTGTCTTTAACAAGATCTGGAACTTGCTTCTCAAGTGCAACTCCACACGCTTCAATTAGAAGGTCTAATGATTCACCTTGATCGGTGACTGATGCAGTCTTCTGAATAACTGCCATGAACTTTCTAAGCTCTTTAATAGATAGGGGCTTCAACGTAACTGTTGTGCCATTTTGGAGCTTTACTTCTTCTGTGCTATAGATTGTATTAGCCAATGTATCCTCCTAGGATTGTCTTAATTATTATAACATATAGAGCATAACAGTACAACAATAAAGCCCCCATTTCTGGGGGCTTTATTTACTTAAAATTAATTAAGCGGCTGGTGTCCAGGTACGGTCAATAATCTTTCCGTATTCTGAGCCAGTGTAACCTGCGTCTGGAAGCAAACGGAATGTTACTGGGAATGTTGTTGGAGTATTACGTGCAAGTGAGAATTGTGACTGTTGTACAGACAATACACGACGTGCATAGTAGATACGCTCTGTTGTAGCTGAAGTAGTTGTTGGAGCCTGTCCAATTGCAACTAGCTGGCGCTCTGTTGGTGCAATACCAAGAGATCCTGCTTCAAGTCCAAGAGTTGCTCCTGAATTTGTAAGAGTTGATTGTCCTTGTCCGAAAACAACTAGAACGTTCTCTAGTGTTCCTTCTGCCATTTCTGTTGCGATCATAACTTCCATCGCAGACTTGAATAGCTTTGCTGTATCAAGCAACTGGTCAACAGTTACTGAGTCGTAAGTTGGGTTATAAGTGATCTGAAGACCATTGTTTGTATAACCTACGTTACGGTAAGCGTTGTTTGCAGTTGTTTGAGCTGCATCAAGTGTAGTACGGTATGAAGCTGATGATGAAAAAGCTGGAACGCCATCCTTAGCAGATGTACCAGTTCTTGCAACACCTGGCTCTGTATTTTCTACATAACCTGTTACAGTTGAATCTGAATTCGAGATGTAAAGCGGTGAAGCTCCCACAAGAATATTTTTGGCTGAGTTAAATGCCATTGTGTCTTACCTCCTGTTTTAAAAATATATATATATTGTTAAACTTTTTTGAAATCGTGGCTGGCTAGGCCCTTTCCTCTATATCCAATAATAGTGGATAATGCCCAAAAAGGCAAACTAGAGGAATCTGCCGTCTGTTCCTACGTGCCTTGCATACTTTACTTCTAGGACCACATCGGCTGCTAGGAAGCCTGCTAGCTCCTCTGAAGGGGCTGTAGGAGAGATGTCTGCAACAAATATGCTATAGAATTTAAATTTTTGCGATATACCGCTATATAGATTTGCATCTCTTGCGGACTCATCCATTCTTCTATATAGATCCATCATAAGGTTTCTTATTTGATTAATCTCATTAATATCTGTTGAATATATGGTAAATAGGATTTGCTCACAGCATATGACCCAGTTATCCTCATATGACATACCTATCTTGTCATAGACAATATGCTTCTTCCCGCTCAAAAATTGATTCATTTCTGGCTGTTGCTGAACTGGAATAATAGGGATAAGCTCTTCACCTAAATTATCGCTGTAATAATCTGATGCCTCAAACATATCATTCGCTTTAAGCTGGCTCCATAAATGTTTTCTTAGATCAAACATTACATCTTGATTATAATCTGTTGTCATACTGCACCTCCAAATGCTGCAGCCAATGCTGTCTCTGCCTGCATATTCACTGTATTAGGAGAAAAAGAATATTTAACCTTTCTTATATCCCCAGGCAGCTTTAGTGCTTTTGTCATAGAAGAATTAAACACCTGCTGAAACTTTGAATTCTTTATTGAAAGATTTACTAGGTTGCCTGTGAAGAACTGTGCGTATGCTATTTTAAATCTACCAGTTGCTTTGCCTCCGCCTGGTCTTTTAACTGTTACTGGAGCACCCTTTGGCATTCTAACAACAAGCCCGTCAATTTCAAATACAAGTCTTTCTGCATTTTTTGGTCTTATGGTTACTGGATTTCCAGCTTCCATTACTGAAGCCTTGCTAGTAAATACATGTCTTGCTTTTCCAAAGTTTGTTGGAACCATTGATTTAGATGGCTTAAACTCTGAAATAATTTTAAATGAAAGCCCATTAGTTCCTGCAACCTTTAGATCAAAAAGTCTTGCTGAAGGAACCCCAACCTTCTTCCACTCATATACGTGGTGAAGAGATTTTGGATTTATTCTTGCTTGGGCATCTACATAGTTTCCAAAATCTTTTTCTATCTGATTAAATAAAATAGTTTGAAACTTAGACTGAAATTGTTTATTTGTTGTAACCTTTGAGACAACAGAAGCCTGATAGTATATAGCTGCAGATATTTGTGCAACAGTACTGTCTTTTAAAATTGTACCAGCAGTGCCAGTCATATTTTTATGTAGACCGCTTGCTGCTTGAACTAAGACTGCACTAGTATCCAATTGTCTGATTCTCCGATCTCTTAACAGTTGTGTTATATCCTACAACTGTTCCAAACGGGTCTGTCATTGGTGTAGAACCCATAACCTCAAATACTGTAGGTGTATCTGTTGGAAAGTTTGCCTCTACCCAAATTGCTTTACCAGATGAATCTAGTATATTTGTGATCTTCTCACGAAGACTAATCTTTTCTGTTGTTCTTAATTGAAGAATTTGGTCATTTGTGTATCTATTGCTTAATACTTGCTTATCGCCAGTTCTAGTTGAGGCAGAGTTTGAAATGACTCCTTTTGCATGACAGTATACGCTTCTGTCATATTGCCACTCTCTTTTGAGAGCTCCTGTATTTGAATCCTGATAATCTACTTGCTTATAGACATCCATCTTCATAGAAAGAACTGAGTCAATAATATCAAACATTAGATCACGACCATTTGATTAATTACATAAGGAAGAAGAATTTGGTCTACATAGACATTTCCTGTTCCTCTGTATGTTTCAGCCTCGTATTCAAACTTCCAGTCAAATGTAGATATGCTCTTCATATACTTATCTCTCCAGACCTTGTCCTTTGAGAAGTAGTCTTTCATTAATGCAATTGCTGCTAATTCAACCTCGTCTGGAACTTGCTCCCAGCCATATCTTCCAGCAACTCTGTAAACATTATCTTTTCCAAATGCCCCATTGTAGCTGTAGTTAATTGATGGGGGAACCATACCGTTTGCAACGTATACTGTATTATCAAGCATGTTGGCACGATTAATTCTTATACCGAATCCGCTTTCAGATATTATAGTATTGTAGTTCCAGTTATTTATATTATTAATATTATCTACAAGAAGAATATCGTTTTCATATAACTCATGTAGGTCTGCAAGCTTAAATGGCAAAGGCAAAACATCTGCCCCCGCCCCATATACAGTATGAACATCGTCATACAAGCTAAATGCTTGTCCTGTATAGTTTTCAATTACTTTTCTAGCATATCTTTCTGCTTCAGCAATTTCAAAATAAGACTTATAGTTTGGATCTGATGGATCTGATCCAAGTCCAAGAACGTCGCCAGCTTGTGTGATATCAACATAAGGGGTTACAACAAAGAGCTTATGCTCTTTAGATATCGCAGTTCCTTCTACAGAGTATTCCCAAACTAGCTTTAGCTGCTTGTTTCTATTTGTTAGGGTGTGAGAAGGGTAAACCTCATACACACCAATGTCTGTTTCAAGTTGTGTTGGAACTAATGTGCCAACAAGTGTTCCTGGGTTAATAGGAGGAGAGACCGCTGGGTCTTCCGTGATATCATAGACCTTCACAGTTGGAAGACTGTCAGCGTTACGAGGAGAGCCCTTCCAATAAACTTTGTGCTTTACTGGTGAGTTTGTTCCTACTAATATCTCCATTTAATTAAAGGTTAAGCGTAGTAATCCTGAACTTCTTTAGGGGTTGCTATGCGGAAACCTTCCTCCTTGTCAAAAATTTTCTGAGCATCTTCTTCTGCCATGGCGATGAATGGATGATCCTTTGTAAATGTGAATCCAAGTATGTCGTACCTGAAATTTTCTCTTGTCATTCTAACTAGAACTGTATCTTCAGGATTGCTTGCCTTTGGATCAAATCTAGGAAGGATCTCTTCTGTTTCCGCAAACTCTTCTGCGGCTTCTTCAACGTCTTTAATTGTCTTTTGGTATACAGACCATGTCACGCCTTCTTCGGCTAGCGCCGCAATAATGTCTGCCTTGTTCTTAATTCCATCAGTATCGACTGCAAAGTCCTCTGCAATCTTTCTGAGTTCTGCAACTTTTAATGTCTCAAATGACATAATTTCTCCTTTGTTAGGTCCTTCAATTATAGCATTGTTAAATTAAAATGAAAAGCCCCCAAAATTAATTGGGGGCCTTTCTAGGGTTAATTCTAATTAAGAAGCAACCTTAACGTTCTTTACGACTACCCAAGCGTC